CTGTTTTGGTGTTATCAGCAATGATACCCGAAGCAGCTTCATTTTTAGAGGTTAAGGTGTACTCAGATAACAATTGAACGCGATCTGAATCACCATTTTTAGCCAGCGGCGTTTCTTGGAAACTAGCTAGACTTGACATACACCACTTGTCCATTTCAAGAACAAGGATTGACTCTTGCACCATGAAGCGGTTAGGCACCACAGCAAGTGAACCAAAATCACTGACATAAATGTCAATAGCAGTGTGAACACGCGCTGCATCACCATCAACAACACGCTGCGCTGCACCTGTGCTACCACCATTAACCATACCTGACATGGCTTGCTTGTTGAATGAACCGGCCATAATCATATCTGGATTACCACCGTTATCCCAACAAGATGCTAAGGTATCTTTTAGCTTGGTTTCACTAAATGCCGTTAACGCGCCCGCAGTACGAATGTCAGTGCCATTACCAGTAGGGGCAGCACCTGAGCCATTCCAGTTAGTAGCCAACCAAGATTCAATACCAGCAAGTTGGCGTGCCAATACCTCTGATCCAGCAACTTTGGCTTTGTTCGATAACAAGATTAACTCTTGATCACGCTTAAGCTCTTTTGCCATCTTTATCACTTGATAATCCATTTCATCACCACGACCAGCAGAGTCAACTTGACGCTGTGTACGTGAAACTTGTGGAGTTTTCGTACTAATTTGAGTGTAGTTACCCAAGCGAATAGTAGGGGCACTAACAGTAGTGGCTGCGTCAGCACCCTCAATTGCAGCATTGTTAGATGCACTTTGCAAACTATCAGTTTGCCACTCGTGATTAGTGGCGGTTGCCGTGTCCTTAGAAATTCCAGACACAAATGGTGTGTCCATTGGGCTAATATCATAAATCATATTAGATAAATCTTCGCGGTTACCGATTGCGTCATATGTAGAAAATACGTCAGCCATGATAGGCTCCTTTATTTATTTAGTTGTCGTTTAAGTTGTCGTAATTTAACAATATCATTTGTCCGACCGGTACTACGCACCTTTTTCTCTAGTGCTGCAATATCCGATGTTATGTGTGATTTTGTCACTGCTCTTGGTTTTGTACTTACCGACGCTCTGCGAACTTGTTTCTCAATAGCGGCTTTACTATTAGTTTGCTTTTGATATTTAGCTGCATCTAGCATAATTTCGTAATGCCTAGCATCAAAACTAGCCAACTCGTCTTGACCAATGCCGCGAGAATTCGCGTAACTGTCCATCAAATTGGTGTCATCTTTAAACGCTTGACTCTGCTTGCCATTATCCATCCACTCTGGATGATTGTTAAACAAGTCATTACTTACTTTTGCCATGTCTACATTAGGTTGTTGAGTCGCGGTTTTAGCTGAGTTAACAAACTCTTTAAGCTTTGATTGCTTCTCTGTGTACTTAATGTATTCCTCTGGGTCGTACTCTCGCAATTCTGCTACATCATCTACTGATAGAGTATCTTCGTTTAACATTGCTTCCAAAGTTAGCAACTTATCGTTAAGCTCTGATTCCTTGGCATTGTAAGCTTCTTGGTTAGCTTTAAATGCTTTCACTTCCTCAGCATGAGATTGTGTTTTGCGAGTGTAATCAGCCTGCCTTAAATGCCCTTGCTCCCACTGTTCGATGTCTTTAAGGTTTATTTCACGTCCTTTGTAATCAACGTAAAGGTCCTCATCCTCATCTTCAGTTGGCGCATGTGCAGTTTCTTCTTGTGCTGATTCCTCAACTTCCGATACAACCTCCTCATTGATTCCCTCTGATTCGATTATATCTTCCACTGGCGCATCGTCTGACGACACATTAACTGGCTCTGTAACTTCGGTTGGCGCTTCTGGTGAAGGCTCCGAAGTTCCTCTAGCCACTTTAATTCTTTCTAAAAATGCTTGCTCTGTATTCATTGCTGACAGTCCTATCGGTTGTTGTCGTTAAGTTAAATTATCTTGCGTATGTTATTGTTTATCTTATCCATTAAGCTTAGTTGTGCTGCCTTACCTGACTTAATCTGTTTAGTGAACTTCTCTATGAACATCTTTAATACTTGGCCTTGGTTCCATGCTGCTAACCGTTCAGCCTCGCTGCTCAACTCTGTGCTTTCAAACTTGTTAAGTAAATCACCA